CCTGCGCACCTCGTGACAGGATCCACAATTTCTATCGAAGAAACAGATCGTTAGAAACTTGGCGACCCCTGCAGGATTCGAACCTGCGACAACCTGCTTAGAAGGCAGAAAGCGAATTGAGGATTTACAGGCGGTTCAGCGAAACGGTTTACAATTACCGCCCCGGAAATCATTGGATAATCCGGGGCCGATGTAAACGGGAATTACCGCTACGACTCCTTCTTATAGGCCTCGACAATGCGCTTCAAGACCCCGATAGCCGACCAACTGAACATTGAGGCGAGGCAGAAGGCGGCTACCGTGCTGTTGTAGTCGCCCTTCCATTCGAGGAAGGCCAGGGTAGGCTCGCCGAAGACCCAGCCAAAGATTATGCTTGATGCGCCCCTGCGGAGGAAGCCAGCGCGGGACCGAGGCGGGTCGTATGAGAGAGACAAAAAGGAGCCAGAGAGGACTCCGACGATTTTTGCAATGAGACCATCTTCCATTTCAGCTATCTCGGAACCGTGAACCACGGAGGCGATCTACGAGCCGCACGGAGAGCACGCCTAAGCCTACGAAAACTGCCAATCCAAGAGCCGAAAGTATGACCTCCATTGGCAGTCCCCGCCAAGATTCCAGTACCACCCAGCAGTAGCAACGCCGCAAAGTTAACACACTCTAAGGCTGCCGCGTATATCAAATTCTCCTGAATTACGCCAAAGAGCTTCAGGAGGCTGACGAGGACGGAGAGGCGGAAGAGATTGAACAGCCAGATTTCAAATTCCTCTCTGGCTAGCGAATAGATGGTCAGGCAGACGAGAGCGTCACAGACGAGTGTCGCCGCTGGGTGATATGGCAGGTGCAGCCTCCACCAGGTAGCAGACACGACGAATGACAGAGCGCCGACCGAGATCCACAGCCACGCTCGGGGCAGACCTCTGGCGACGAATGCCGTCACCAGAGCCATGATGAGCAGTGCTACCTCGTATTGGTTCATCAGCCACGCCCTCCACCGCCCATCGTCGTAACGCCCCCGGCAGAGGTCATCGGAGGCACGTCGCAATCGTTTTCGGCGCAGACGCGGGTTTGCTCCACATGGAGAACCGCGAAGGCATGGGCTGCATCAGAGATCCGGCCAGTCGCGGCTCTGCCCTGGTTGATGATCGCCTTGCCTCGAAGCGGCTTTACCATTCCGAGAGAAACGCCGGCCTCGTTGACTTTCTCCAGACGGAGCGAGGCCTTGCGGGCGAGCGTCAGGTATCGATCGATGTCAGCCTGAGCTTTGGCGCCGGCCAGTGCTACTTCTTCTTTCGTCTTCATGCGGTGTTCCCTAGCTGTTGATGGTGAGGAGGATGAGCCCGATCAGGCAGATGATGAGAGCGCTGATCAGAATGGAGAGGATGACGCGAGCGGGCCCGATCATCGACGCAGCCCCTTCAGGATTGTTTCGCCAGCCTTCCCGATGAACAGAGAGCCGATAATCGCGCCTATCCAGGGGTCTAGAGACGGGGGAAGAGCAGCGATCGACCAATCTTGCGGGAAAGCACATGAGCGGCACCATAGGACGCTGTAGACGCAGACAGCGGCAAACCAGAAGCCAACGGGGATATAGAAGAGCAGAGGAGCCCAACCCCATTGAGATGTCTGGACGCGAGCAAGCTGCTCGACATAGGCCGAAACCGTCTTGTTCCTGATCTCTTCGCGAGCCGTCTCGTTGTCGACCTTATTATCAATGGTCGACAGGATGCGATCGAGGGGCCCGGAGAGGAACGACAGCAGCAGCCTGAACATCACTCGCGCGCCTTGTTCGGCACGGCATAGACCAGCAGAGCGGTAACAGCGCCGACGAGTGCCGTGACCGTGCTTTCGTCAAGGCCAAGGTCGATATCATAGGCAGCGCGCACCCAAGCGGCGAAGGCCATGATGACTGCGACAACGAATTTCGAATATGCTCCCATGGTCTATTTCCTTGTGAAGAGAGCTGCGATGGCTTCGAGCAGACGCGCGAGCCAGTTCGGATCTTTGACGGGCCCCGGCTCGATCTTGGCCGGCTGTTCTGGCTTGGGAGTTGGAACGGCTACGGCCTCGTACCCAGCGGCGCGCAAGGCAGCCTCAAAGGCCTTCCCGTATTTCTCGATCTTGCTGCCGTTCGCCTGCATGTCGCCGTTGATGATCGAGCGTGAGGCGTAATAGCGGTAGCCAGGAACAGCCGGCGACTTGGTGACGAGGAAATCGTAATCGGCCAGCTTCTTGCCGGTGAAGAGGCCGAGCCCCATGCCATCGAAGAGAATGCGGACAGCCGTTGCCATCTCGCTTGCCGCGTCCGGCGTGCCGGCAATGCCGAACTTGGCATAGTTCGCTTTGCCGGTGATCTGCGCCAGCCCACGGCCACGGTAGAGCCATCCGTCGTTCGGCTCGACATTGCCCAGCCTGCCTCCATAGACCTTATTGGCGAGCTGTTGCGGGTTGTTGGCATATGGCTTTGCGCTGGCGAGCGTCGGGAATCGCCTCGGCCATACCTCTGTCAGGCGTTTGGCCGAATAGTTGAGGTTCTCGCTCACCGGCTGCATTTTCTCACCGGTCTCGTGCGCGGCCTCTGCCAAGATCGCGGCGAGGTGAAACCGGCTCGTGCCACGCTTCTCTGCCTCGTCTAGGATGGCCTCAACGCCCTGCACTTGCGGCTGAGATAAGGACGTGCCGAAGACCCCCGACGCGCGACGGCGCAGGGCGGCGTAAAACGCTGCTCTGTTCATTGGTCACCTTGTTGTTGGGTAAAGAACAACCCCGCTCGAAGGCGGGGCTGTTGGGTCAGTCTCTTTGCGTGGGGATCAGCGGAGGCTTTCAATCCACTTGCGGGCGTTGGTCGTGTCGTTCGCGCCGACATGAAGCATTTCGATGTAACCGAAATACTTGATCGCTTCGGAGTCAAACTGCGGATGCTTCATCAGGTCGGTGGTCATCGAATAGACAGCCTGCCCTGGGTTGCCTGCGTCCAGAAAAGCCATCGCCCGCGCCCTCGACAGTTCAAGGTGTTGGTGCCTTGGTATGATCTTGCGATGCTCTTCGCGCTCGCCGCCCTGACGTGGTTCCTGCTCGGGCTCCACGCGACGGTGAGATTGGGTGCCCCATACTTGCCGGTGAATGGCTGCGGCGGTTTTTCTGAACATGTCCCGGTTCCATGGCTGGAGAGTTCAGCATCGCTACAGCTTTGGCGATTGAAAATCTAGCCCGGGCAAACTACGGTGCGCCCACAGCAACCGGAGATTAGAGATGGCACCCTATTACCGTTCAGATGAACTCGTTTCCGAGATCACGAAGAAAATCACCCCTCATCTGAGCGCCGAAGATCTAGCCTCGGTTCAAGGCCTGCTCAACGAACTGGTGCAGGAGGCCGGCCGGCGAAATGCCGCAACCGATCGCCAAGAAATGGAGCGCCGCTTCTTCGCGCAGGCAGCCGAGATCCAGAAGATCAAGGACGCCCACGCGGCCAAAGCCGGACAGTAACTCAGGCGGCGAGGATGAAGCAAAGAAGCTCGGTGTATCGAACTCCGAGCCTCGTTTGCCCGGTGTCGTACTCTTCTTCAGAAACCACCTCTACGGTCTCCATGACCGGAATACGATGGATAGAAGGTGTTTCACCGACCTTTGTCTTCTTAGTCGTTTTGACAAGGACCATTTTCCCCGTCTTTTCATCGGTTTTTTCTTCCAGAGTCTCGCGGGGCTCGTAGATTGGCTCCATCACGACCTTGCCTTCGGCGTCGTGCAAGATCATATCTTCCCAAACCAATTCATCGACTTCGACTTCCCGCTCGCTTTGGACGGCCTTCCCATCAATCACCTCGACGAAAGCCTGCGGCCTCTTCACCGTTTCGATTTTCTGGACTTCCTGTGCTGTGCGGACCTCGCGATGAGCCAGGACGGGATCAGAACACATGATGCCATAGCGCCATGCGTCGAGACCTTCAGCGGAGAAGGCTTCTTCGACTTCCTGCGCTATCACGCCGAAATGGATGCGCGCTGCATCGCCCTTCTCTGCGACAGCCTCCTTGAAGCGATATGCCTTCACGAGGTCACGGCAGCGCGCGGCGACCAGGCGCTCCGCATCGGTGAGCGGACGGATATCAGTTTTCAGGCGCTCGTCCGACGTATTGATAGTCGCCGTGGCGGAGTAGATCACCGAAGTGCGGAAAGAGGCGGTCCCGATCGAATAGGTGTTGTCGACCTCTGGACGAAGATTCCCGGATGCGGCCGGCAATCGCCAGCGCGTGGTGTTCCCCGCCATCAAAAGAACGTCGATGGCCGTTTCAGTGCCGACGATCATCCCCGTTGCGGTAGTCGCTCCGATACGGCCAAAGTGCGTGCCGTCGCCAATCCGCAGAAGGCCACCATTCGTTGTTTGGCCGAGCATGATTGTGGCGTAGCCGGCAGGATCGAAGGTGCCGATGTTCCCGAGGGAAAGGTTGCCCGCCGCGGTGATGCCTGCGCTCGACGTGTTCAGCTTCAATATATGGCTAGTGAAGGTGACATTCGATGCGGTGCAATCAAGGAACGTAGCAAAGCGGCCCTGCGGTTGGATGCCACGATCTACGGTCAGGTTTGCGTCGGCTGGGTCAGCGATAAGTGCCAAGGCAGTACCAACACGACCCGTCGCCAATGTGGTCTTGTCCTTGTAGGCGAAGATCGCGGCTCCGATGCGATTCCCGCTGATCGCGTTTGCTGTGTCGGTGCCAAGCCCAGAGAAGCAATCGATTTCCGCGCCAATAAACCCGTTCTGCGGGTTGGAACGCCAAATCTTTATTGTGTCTCCGGCAGTTGCACCCGCTGTAAGAGTAACGTTCGGTGATGCTGCGTTGTAGTTCACCCCTGCCGTTTGCAGCACGCCGTTCTTGGTGACGGCGGCGATGGCATTGAACCCACCAGGCATCACGAACACGGTCTGCCCGGCCGTTGCCGTAAAGGTCTCTGCACGCTCATGCGCTTCAGCTACAAGGCCCCAAGCCCTACCGCCATGGACAGAGTTACCCTGCCCGAAGAGTCCGACCGCTTGGCAAAGCTGGCTCTCATTGTTGGCAATGCCTACCAGACCGCATTCAACGGCATACGTAACGGTGCTGCGGGCAGTCGTTTCGCCGCGCAGGGAGGATTGGACCGGCGCAGTGCTGTCACCAGCGCCACCGCCCGTAAAAGACGCATCGCGCTGGAAGTAATAGTTCATGGTGTCATCAACGGCACCAACAGACAGAAAGAAGGTGTGCCCCGTCGAATAGACGGTAGGAACCCCGCCAAGATCGGTGAATTTGAGGACCGTATCGATTGCCACGGTTGATGACGCATCCTCAACTGCTGCGGTTCCTAAGCCAAGATTGGTTCGCGCCGTTGCAGCACTTGCCAGATCCGACAGGTTGGCGGACTTCTGGGCGGCGCCGTTGGCCTTCGTAATGGCATCATCGACATTGGGCGCGTCAAGGACATCATTCCCGCCCATGTCCAGATCGGCTGTCATCCCACCCTTGCCAGAGCGGGACAGGCTGTCCTGCATCATGGTAGAGAGGTCGCCCATAAGCTCGTTGAAGTCAGACGAGCGGATGACGTTGCGAGGCGCGGCGGGCGAAGAATCGTTGGTCGGCAGCGTGACGTTGCCGTTTACATCTCTGGGCATATGGCGAACCCTTTAGATCTTGATAATGTACAGGAGAGCGATGTTGCGCGGCCGCGTTTCCGTGGCATCCGGCCAATCTGCCGGCCTGTTTTGGGTAGAGCCGCGGCCGGTGTAGTTGGTGCCAGCGGCGAAGCCGAAGGTGCTTTCACTGCCGCTCCAGAGCCAAACATCGGGAATGGTCTTGATGTCATCGGACTGAGCAGAAGCGAATGCGCGGCCTGTGTCGACGCCTCGGCCATGATCCCAGCCGCGGACGAACTCGCCTCGGAGGTTGGGGAGATTGAAGGTTGTTACGCCGTCGCCAACGCCCCACGTCGTACCGATCACGGCGA